GATTATCAAAGTCTAAGTCCTGTCCTAGTTGTGTAATAATCACCGTTAAATCGTTCTGAAACTCAACAATGTGCGGTAATCCTACCTTTGCCAAGTAGTAAGTTAAGCGTTGATTTAGATATGCTAGGTTCTGTTCGATGATCTTCTTACGCACAAAAGAATCCTTGTTTGTAAGAAGTTTGTATAGGAAATCCTGATGATCCTTTACCTTTGTAAGTTCATTCAGTGCGTCAAAACTCACTTCCTGTAGTGCAGTTTCCTTAAGATCATCTATTTGTTCCGCATAAGGATTAGTTTCTTCTTTTTTCTGTCCTAGTTCCTTCTGTAAACTCTCAACAGTATTCCTGTGGTTGTATGCTTCTTCAACACTATCATACTGTGTTACTGGACAATTTTCTAGTTCTCCGATATCACTTACAACTTTTGAGTGTTCTGCGTATTGTGTTTCGTTGGTTAGGATATGCAGAGCCGCTTCTTGTTTTTGTTCTTCCTTGTTTTTTAAAATTTCTTCCTGTTGCGCATCATGTAGTTCCTGTCCGCAGGTATGGCACTTGTGTTCCTTTAACAGATCAACTTCCTTGTCCAGTTTGACAATTAATTTTTCCTGCTTTTCATTATCGGCAGTAATTGATGCCATCCAACGCTGTGCTTCTTCCAGTTTTCTTTTCTTGTCGTTGAAGGTTTCCCAACACTTGTGTGCTTCAATTTCTGCTTCAATGTCAATTTTTTCCAAGACAGCAATGTTTTTTTCTAATTCTTTAATAGTTTGTTGTTTGCTATCTTCCCACAGTCGCTGTTTGCGTTCAAGGCTTTCGATATTCTGTTGTATTCTTTCATTGCTTGCCTTGACAGTTTCAATTCTTGTGTTTTCTGCGTTAATCGCATCTCGATTTTCACGCATCTTTTCTTTAAGGCCGTCTGCCTTTTCAGAAAGCAGCGTGATACCAAGCAGTTGTTCAATGATCATCCTTTGATCGTTGTTCTTCATGGAAAGGAATGGTTCAGTATAAGTGTTCAGTGCAAGAATGTGCTTGAACATATCATGACTCATGCCAAATAAATCTTCAATGGCCTTTTGTGTTTCTCTGCTATCACCCTGCGCTTCGTCATTATCAGTAGGTTCCTGTTCAGTTCCATTAACTGCGAATTTTAATACGTTGGGTTTTCTTCCTCTATGGATGGAATATTCAATACCATCCTTTTCAAAGTCAATGGTAACCAGCATGCCCTTGCCGTTAATCTTGTTAATAAGATTATCTCTCTTGATATTTGTAAGGGCGTTGCCATAAATTGCATAACTTAGAGCATTGACGATAGTGGTTTTACCAGTGCCGTTTCTGGAACCGCTATCATCTCCGCCTAAGTCTAGGTTTTCACCTAAAACTAGAGTAAGTTCGCCTTTGTCAAAGTCAATGGCCTGGGTTTGATTGCCCACGCTCATAAAGTTTTTGACTGTAATATTTTTAATTTTTATCATAGATCTCGATAAATCTCCGTCAGCATACGCTTGTCATACGTTTCGCTATCTAGTTGTTCAATCTGATTTAATACGATTGTATCAACGCTTTCGAATGAAAGGTCAATAGGATCAACATTTGATTCCACTTCTACCTTTTCTGGAATCAACATTAGTTCACGCAGTTTGAATTGCGGAATAAACTGTTCCTTAATAAAGTTTGCTTCTTCAAATGTAATTTGAACATCAATTGTTACACGAGCATGCATCTTTTCTTTTAGATGATCTTCTGGTTTGTCTAACAATTGTGAAAGTTTAAAAGTTCTGTATACAGGTTGTCCTTCCCATGTTTTGAATTCAGGCTTTCCGCCCCATTCAAGCAACATCATTCCGCGATCATCGTCCCATGCATCTGCATAGTTGTGCGGAAATGCATTACCAATGTATGTTACATTGCCTTTGGTTTGGCGTTTATGGAAATGTCCACTAAACACATACTCCTGATTTACAAAATGATCCGGCTGCAATTCTCCATGATCCGGCATTTCAACCATTGCATTCATCTTAAAGTATGGTAGTTCGAAGTGACCAAACACATACCTGCTTTGAATATTCTTAACTTCCTTCCACTCATCTCCCACTAACCAAGGAAGCAGTGTTACTTCACCTTCTGTTAGTTGTTCTGTGATTGGAACGATGTTAGGAAACAGTCGCATAAACTCAATGGAGTTAATTTCACGCTTGTCCTTGTAGAATAAATCATGGTTACCAACCATGAAGTAGGTTTTTTCAAAGGTTTCGTTTAGTCTTTCTAGATTGGAAACTGTGTAATTCATTGTGCTAACATCAGTAGTCGCACGGTTATGGTGCCAGTCTCCTAAAAAGATACAGGTCTCAGCACCAGCGGCTTTTGCTTCTTCGCAAAACCATTTTACAAATTCTTCACAATCAATGTTGTGTGTCCTGCTTCCACTCTTCATTCCAAAATGAATGTCTGTAAAGCAGGCTGCTTTTTTAAATAACGGCATTTTTACTCCTTACTATATTGTAATGGATGTTTTGATATTTGTCAAGAGTCTTCTTTTTTCGTTTCACCGCGCGGATATTGTAACCCATTGTCGCGACCCTGTTCCTGCCGAGTCCAACTTGGATTCATTCCATTCATTTCCAATATGTCATCACGAATATTTTGATTGCGTTTTTCAATATTAATAATACGAACGAATGAATTGGTTACAGCCGCAGTGTAATAGGCAAATGGATTCTGTGATTTTGATTCATCAAACTGCAAACCAATTTGTGCAAGTTGCAGTATTGCTTGTCCTTTCATTTCATCGTTATAGGTATAACCGCGGACATTGCCACGGGTAGCATAACGATCACACAGTTTCATCCACATTCTTGCAAGATCATCTGTTGCCTTGCCCGCCTTGGGATTGAAGAAACCATTTTCCATTCCACCTTCCCAATGGCTCTTGCCCACGCATATAAGATTGTCCTTTTCATCAAACTTCCAATGCTGGAATGGTGGAAAGTTAACCTTAACGTGCCTATCAGCAACAGTTTTCTTTGTTTTCTTGCGTGTTAGGTCCTCTGGAATGTGTTCGAAAGTCATAATTCGAAAGACCAAGTCTTCTTTCTGCATCTTTCGATAATCAATTTCAAACTGTTTTGCTGGAATCTTTTTACCAGCCGCTTCTACGGCTGCTTCGTGGTTTTGTTTTGCGATCCTTGCAGCACGATTTCTTTTCGCTTCTGCAATGGTTCTTATGTTGATTTTTTCTAGACTTGGCAGTATTACATCATATTGATGATATTCAGGGTCTACATAGGAGCAAAATGTATTTTTACTGCGGTGTATTTCTGCCAATAGGTCCTTGTTTGTAAGATATTTGATTTTTTTCATAATTTGTGAACGTTCTCCTAATATTTATTATAATAGCATATAATGAAAGAAATAAATAGAGTAAAGATAAGGAAATTTTACCAAAATGTTAAGCATAAACCCTCTTTCAACATTAGTTGCTAAAATAACAACAGCAACCACAGAAGCGATACAGGCCGCCGAAGCATCTGTTCCTCAAATTGAAAACGCTTTGGAAAAAGCAAAGATAGATGAAACGGTTGGAAAGTTCGGTGGTGCTATTGGAAGTGGTTTAAACCAAGCAACGGCGGAAGGTCTTATTGCTGATGCAGGAACGGCAATGGGCAAGGCATCGTCGGTGATCTCTTCACAGGTTGGTGCTGACTCAATTACATCCTTGGCTGCTAACACAGGCAATATTGGAGCCGCAGCAGCAGGCGCAACAGCGATAGGAGATAAAATTAAATCAATAGGAGGAGCCGCAGCCGGTGCATTAACCGGATCCGATATAACATCTTCCTTGAGTGATTTAACAGGTGGAAGCCTAGCAGGCGGTTTTAAATCAGTCGCTAAAGATATTTCCAAGGCCGCTGGTGCACTTAATGATTTCCTTAGTCTCAAGAGAGGAGAAAATTTACCCAAGGATGGTGAATTATTTGAACAGTCCGGATCTCCAATACAATTATCGCCACAAACAGGAAATGATTGGCGTGTAAGAATAAATTGTGATTGGAGCATTTTTGGCAGTCCTCTTTTTTCTAGATTTAAAAATGGCGGTGTGGTATTTCCTTATCAACCACAGGTGACATTTTCAACCAAGGCAAATTATTCTTCGATAGATCCAGTTCATAATAACTATCCATTCCAGGCATACAAAAACAGCCAGGTAGATGACATATCGATTACCGGCAAGTTTACCGCTGAAACAGAAATGGATGCTGAATATTGGATTGCCGCAACAACTTTCTTTAGAACAGCAACAAAAATGTTCTTTGGTAAAGGAGCAAATGTTGGCGCACCTCCGGTAATATGTATATTAAATGGTTACGGCGCAAATGTTTTTGACAATGTTCCTGTTGTTATAAAAAGTTTTTCGGTTGATTTACCAGAGGATGTGAACTATGTTAAATGTTCATTGACCGGAAGTGCAACGTGGGTGCCTATCATTAGTAGCATAACCGTAATGCTAACTCCTGTATACAACAGAAGAAACCTAAGACAGTTCAGCCTACAGGATTATGCAAAAGGATCATTAAAGACACCAACAGGACAAGGATACATTTAATATGGCAACATACAGTCAATCTTCACCGTGGGCAACAACCAAGCAAAATAATCTATACATGGAACTGCTCAACATCAGACCAGTTCCTGCTGAAAAGGATGATTATCTTTATACCATAGAAAATCAATATAAGCACAGACCAGATTTGTTGGCCTATGATCTTTATGGTGATCCTAAACTATGGTGGGTGTTTGTTCAAAGAAACATGGAAACAATCAGCGATCCAATCTTTGATTTCGAGCCAGGAACAAAAATTTATATTCCTAAGAAATCTAATTTAAATAGATATTTAGGAGTTTAACGTGGCTGAAGCCGAATTCATTGAACGCAGACTAGTAGAAACCGCATCCGGTCGATTAGATACGAGAAGCAGAAATATAGACAGAACACAGTCTTATATTGACGTGCAGAAGCGTGGCGGAACGGTAAGAATATACGGAACGCAGGAACAATTAGATAGATACCAAAATAAAAAGCCTGACGGCTCTCCCAATCAAATTACTAAAGCAGAAACAGCAATACCCCAGGGAATAGTCGACCTATCTAAGAGTGAAAGCGATAAGGCCGTTAATGAAATTGTAAACGGTAAGTCAACCATAAAGCCTGATACCAACGCATCAACAAGCGGAGTGGCAGGATCAAATCTAGAAAACATCATACGGAATCCATTAGAAACTTTTGCTTCCTATTCTCCTTTATGGACGCTGGCGGTTCTTACACCGCAGCAATTTAATAATCCTCTTTCTTATAGGAATGCAAATGGATTATCCTTTGGAGGTCAATCGTTTGATGTTAAAACAAAATTTGTTGATGACGATGGAGGATTCGAAGGAGAAAAAACAACAACACTGGAAAGCGGAATAATTTTTTCAAGTGCTGGTAGAGGAGATCAATACAGAACCGCAACGGCTTTCGGAACACCGGAATACTACATAGACAATTTTGAAATGACTTCAGTTGTTGCTGCCAATACTAAAACTGGAAACCAGAATGCTATATCATTTACATTTGATATCATGGAACCTTACAGCATGGGATTATTATTGCAGACCTTACAGGTTGCGGCAATTAAAGCAGGATATGTAAACTATCTCGATTCGCCTTTCCTATTAAAATTAGATCTAGTTGGATATGGCGAAGATGGTAAGGTTATCAAAACAATTAAACCCAAATTTTTTGTTGTTAAATTAAAAAAAGTTACATTCAATGTCGATGAGACCGGAAGTAAGTATGCGGTTGAAGCATATCCTTTCAATCACCAAGGTTATGCAGATACTGTTGATACTGCCTGGACTGACATAAACATTCAGGCAACAACAGATTCATCAACAGATACTGCTCTAGATCCTGATGAAAGAGGAACAGTGAGAGATGTTCTAGCAACAGGACAGAAGAGTCTTGTAAAACTTTTGAATGACAACGAGCAGCAACTGGTTAACGAAGGCAAGTATAAAATTAAGGACATTTACGAAATACAGTTTCCGGAATCTTCCAGTGATTTTATTTCTCATGAAGGAAGCGATAACACCCAATCGGATCAAGGAGCAACTGTTACTCCGGGTGGACCTCCTGGACGTTCTGTTAGTAGTGGTAAAAAGTTAAACACAACAAACAAGAACATTGGTAATAATGCAATCGCAAAATCAGATTTTGGATTTGATGTGGGCGAAGGCGGTAACTTTCCATTCAAGGATGAAAAGGATGTTATCGATGAAGAAACAGGAAGAGTTAAGCGCGGTGTGATGCAGATAGATGAAAAGGCAAGATCCTTCCATTTTATGCAGAGTCAAAAATTAACAGATATCATCACGCAAGTTATTCTTAGTTCGACGTATGCCAAAAAAGCAACGCAAGAATCTCTAACAGCAGACGGTTTTATAAACTGGTTTAAGATTGACGTTCAGGTAGAATTTTTAGAATACGATGATCTAATTGGTGATTTTGCAAAAAAATATACCTTTAGAGTTGTTCCTTTCAAGGTCCATTCTAGTGTGTTTGGAAATCCAAATGCAGTTCCGCCTGGCCTAGCAGAATTAGAAAGAAAAATTGTAAAGAGATATGATTATATCTACACAGGGCAAAATGTTGACGTTCTAAATTTTGAAATTAAAATTGACTATTTGTTCTATTCAGGAGCGAATCCTGCAACGGAATCAAAAACTAAAAATGAACAGAACATGGATAACAAGGGTGTCAAGGAACAAACAGCCAAGGAAGTAAAAACGCAGGAAGGTGAAGAAAAGAAAGCACAAACTGCCAATCTTGGTAAGAGTAAGATCAAGAAAGATCCTGGAATGTTTTCCATGATGAAGGGCGGTTCCGGTTCAACAAATGTAGAACAAAAGGTAGCAGAAAATTTTCAGAATGCATTTATAAATGTTACCAGTGCTGACTTGGTAAAGGTAGATTTAGATATTGTTGGTGATACGTTCTGGTTAGTTGATAGCGGCTTATCAAATTATTTTGCGAAGGAATCCGACACTTCGAGCCAGTTGACAGAAGATGGCACAATGAACTACGAAGGTAGCGATATCTATATCTACATAAGTTTTAGAACGCCTGCGGATATCAACACAAAAAGAGGCTTGATAGAATTTTCCTACAAGGATAAGGAAAGTCCTTTTAGTGGAGTATACAGAGTGTATAAGTGCATCAGCCATTTTGAAAGTGGTAAATTTACACAGACCTTGCAGTGCGTTAGAATGCAAGCACAGCCTCAAGACTTTGACGGCAAAACAACAACGGTTAACAAACAAACATCAACACAAGTTAAAATTGGTGGTGAATCTAAACCCAAGGATAATCCTTCGGAAAAAACAAGTTCATCAGCAACTGACACCATTCCTGCGGGAACACAAGGAAATGAAACAGACGGTAGTGTGAGTGGTCTTAATATTGATATTGATGGACCATAAGGATAAGATTTAAATGGCAATACAAAGAAGAACTCCTAGAAAAGAATCCTTAGGCATTTCGCTTGGAACGGGTGTATATCTCGCCAAGGTTGTTAGTGTAATGGATACTACATTCAATGGTAGACTAAAAGTTACACTGCTCAAGGATCAAGGAAATGACATAGGTTCTGATAGACAATCATATATTGTAAACTATGCATCACCATTCTTTGGTTATACCCCATTTGAAGCAATGGGTAGAAATAATACAGATTTTAATGACACACAAAAATCATATGGAATGTGGTTTGTTCCACCGGACGTTGGTGTAACTGTAATGTGTGTGTTTGTGGATGGAGATCCAGGAGAGGGGTATTGGTTTGCTTGTTTGCCACCTAGTTTTGCTAACCACATGGTTCCCGCCATAGGAGCAACCACAGAAGTAGATTTAACAGATGCTGATAAGAAAAAATATAATACAAAACAGCCTTTGCCCGTAGGAGAAATAAACAAAAGATTTAATTCTCAGGATAACGAAAAGAATGCGGAACTAATCAAGAAACCCGTTCATCCAATTGCTGATCATTTCTTGGAGCAAGGAACGTTAGAAGATACAATTCGAGGAACGTCAACATCAACGGCAAGGCGCTCAACACCTAATGCCGTTTTTGGAATTAGCACACCAGGACCATTGGACTGGAGAGACGGATCCAAGAGAATGAATATCGGTGCAGCAGATAATCAATCGTTGTCTGGTGTTCCAGTAAGCAGACTAGGCGGATCACAATTTGTAATTGATGATGGAGACGATAGATATCTTAGAACAACACCTGCTGGTGAAGGTCCTGTTGAATACGTGGATGTATTGAATAAGGAAATTGTTGGAACTGGTGAAAAAACAAATAAAAAAGGCAGTCCGACTATTCCTGTAAATGAATACACGAGATTACGAACAAGAACAGGACATCAGATTCTTCTTCATAATTCTGAAGATTTAATCTACATAGGAAATTCTAAAGGCTCTGCTTGGTTAGAACTTACAAGTAATGGAAAGATTGATATCTATTCAGCGGATAGCATTAGCATTCATACCGAAACTGATCTAAACATCAAGGCAGATAGAGATATTAATCTTGAAGCAGGAAGAAACATAAGCATGAAAGCAACTGCCGAATATGACAGCAAGGAAAATGCACATAGAATGGATGACCAAGGAAATCCTCTTCCTAAAATTAATACCGCTGGTAATCAAGAAGCGGGCAGAATACAATTTGAAAGTGCTTTTAACATGAACCTGTTGATAGGTGCAAATGGTAAGATTGAAACAAGAAGTTATAAAAATTCAGAGGATGTATTAGTCGCTGGCGATTTGGATATTAATGTGATAGGAAATACGAGAATAGAACAGGCAATTAATCTTGATGTCAAGACAGGGTTGAGAACTTCTCTTACTGCTGGTGCTAACACAGAAATTTTAAGCACAGGGCAGCACATTGAAACTGCCTCACAGATACACATGAATGGTCCGGATGCTAGGACTGCGGATAGTGCAAAAACTATTGCGGGTCTATCCATTCATCAAAACATTTACACAAATACAGATGCAGGCTGGGCAATGTCACAATATCAGGCTGGATCTATTAAATCTATAATGAAAAGAATTCCTATGCACGAGCCTTGGGCGCAACACGAAAACAATTCACCTGCGTTCCAGACACCAACATTTACAGATAGGGAAATAGGAACGGAGGAGTAACATGAGCAACAAACTATACAATCAAACAAAGGTTGCTGTTAACAAAGCATCAGTCGGAGATAAGGGAACAAGTTCTTTTACATACAAAGGATTTAGTTCTTCTGAATCAGCGAAAGGATTTAAACTGTATGATCTCGACCTAGTCAAACAGGACATTATCAATCATTTCTATATTAGAAAGGGTGAAAAGTTAGAAAATCCTGAGTTTGGAACGATTATTTGGGACATGATATTTGAACAGTTTACTGAAGAAGTTAAAACCATGATAAGCAAGGATGTGGAAACCATAATAAACTACGATCCTAGGATTGCGGTAAACAGTGTCCAGGTAGATAGCACTGAACAGGGCATGAGAATTCAAGCAGATATAGTATACATTCCTTTCAATGTTAATGAAAGAATGACCTTTGACTTTGACAGAAATAACTCGGTTATAAAGTAAGCAGTTAATGAATAGTGCTAAATATTACAATAGGATTAGCAAATGAGCACAACTGATAGACAGACTAATTTAATACTCAACGAAGACTGGAAACGCATATATCAAACCTTTAAAAATGCGGATTTCAAGTCCTACGATTTTGAAAATTTACGCAGGGTTATCATTACATATCTGCGTGAAAACTATCCAGAAGATTTTAACGATTACATTGAAAGTTCTGAATATCTTGCGCTCATAGATGCTGTCGCCTTCCTGGGACAGAGCCTGTCATTTAGGATTGATTTAGCCAGCAGAGAAAATTTTATTGAATTAGCAGAAAAGAAGGAAAGTGTTTTAAGAATTGCAAGAATGCTTTCATACAATGCAAAGCGTAATATTGCTGCACAGGGCCTATTAAAATTTACTTCAGTTTCAACAACTGAAAGCATTACTGATAGCAATGGTAGAGATCTATCACAGCAAACAGTTAGATGGAATGATCCTTCAAACTCAAACTGGGCAGAACAGTTTATATTAATTCTAAACACAGCAATGTCTGACAACACTGAGTTTGGAAGAAGCCAAGGTTCTGCAACCATTCAGGGAATTCCAACAGAACAATACAGATTTAGAACAACAACCACTGATGTTCCTTTATACACATTTTCAAAATCAGTAGCAGGAAGATCAATGTCCTTTGAACTGGTAAGCACATCATTTAAGGATGCAGAAGAAATTTATGAAGAAGCACCAACTCCAGGCAACCAATTAGGTTTTGTCTACAGACAGGATGGACAGGGAGCAGGAAGTGCCAATACAGGTTTCTATCTAATGTTCAAGCAGGGAAGTTTAGAACTTGCTGACTTTACAATTCAAACACCTACCACAAATGAAACGGTAGCAGTTGAAAGCCAGAATATTAATAATGATGACGTTTGGTTATTTAAATTAAACTCGCTTGGCGCACAGCAAGAACAGTGGACACAGGTTTCAACGCTAACAGGTAATAACATTGCCTATAACAGTTTAATAGGTAATATTAAAAACATCTATTCGGTCGCAACAAAACAAAACGATACGGTGGATTTAGTTTTCGCCGATGGTGTGTATGGAAATTTACCACAGGGATCTTTTAGAACCTACTACAGAGTCAGTAATGGTTTAAATTATGTAATTGCTCCTAACGAAATGAAAGGTATTAGCATCAACGTAAGTTATACCAACAAGGCAGGAGTTGCTCATACACTTACAATAGGAATGGGATTACAATACAGCGTTACTTCTGCTTCGGCTACTGAGTCCGTTGATACAATTAGAAGAAATGCACCGGCACAGTATTATACACAAAATAGAATGGTTACTGGTGAGGATTATAATCTAGCACCACTATCCAGTTCGCAGAATATTCTAAAAGTAAAAGCAATTAATAGAACATCCAGTGGAGTTTCTAGAAATTTTGATATTATAGATGCAAGTGGAAAATACAGTTCTGTAAATGTTTTTGCAGACGACGGTTATATCTATAAAGAAGAAGGTGAAAAAACTCTTAACTTTAAGTTTACAAATAGAACTGACATAATAAACTTTATTAGAAATAGCGTTGAACCGGTATTCAATAGCACTGATGTTTATAATTTTTATCTTACAAAGTTTCCTAATATTCTTTTTAGTGAGAGAAATACCTTATGGGAAGCGGTAACAAATGATATCAATATAGGAACTGGTTATTTTACGAATGCCACTGATAGCAGTTTACTTAAAGTAGGAACCTATACCACAAACAGTTTGAAGTATCTTTCAGTTGGTGCAAACATTAAATTTGAAGCACCGGAAGGATATGCATTTAAGAAAGGGTTGTTAGTAACCATTGATGCAAATGATGTAGAACAAACAAGTTATTTGTGGACCAGAGTGGTTAAGATATCCGGCGATGGAACAAACGCAGGCCGCGGAACATTATCTTCCGGACTTGGACCAATAACATTTAATGATAATATTCCTACCGGAGCAATTGCAACCGAAATTGTTCCTAAGTTTATTAATGATTTAAATTCTTCTTTAGAATCAGCAATGGTTAATCAATTGGTTGCCAATCAAAACTTTGGTTTAAGATATGACAATACCACAAGCGAATGGAAAATAATCCAAACACAAAACTTGGATTTAACAGGAGCATTTAGTTTAGGTAAGGCAGGAGACATAACAAACGAAAATCTTGATGCTTCGTGGGTTATGGCCTTTGTTAAGGATAACGATCAATACGTTGTAAGAATTAGAAAGTTGGATTATGTGTTTGGTAGCATTGAGCAGAATAGATTTTATTTTGATAAAAACGAAAAAGCATACAATAATTTAACAGGTGAGTTGGTTAAGGATAAGGTTCGCGTTCTAGGAATAAATTCAGAAAGCAATGGATCCTCGGAACTAAAGAAAGATTTTGATTTTGAAATCTCGGACACTATTTTATTTGATGACGGGTATGAAAGCACCAAGGAAATAAAATTAGCGTTTAGTGATTCGGACAGTGATGGTGTTGTTGATGATCCAGATTCATTTAAAAGAATTGTTGGCGAAGACCTTGATCTAAACTATCTATTCTTTGAAGAAACAAAGGATGAATACGGAACTACAATTTACACTCTTATTGAAAATGCTGAAGATACAATTCTAATAAAACAAAAAGAATCTTTGGTAAATGTAAATGATTATGACGATGGCCAATTAATTTACTTTTATGATTCTGCAGAAAACAGAGTTAAGAGGGTTGATAGAACGACCAATACATTAGTTTTAGAAAGCAAATACAGAGCAAACATCGGCAGAAAAAATATTAAGTTTCAATATACACATGCTGCGAGCGAGGATAGAAGAATCGATCCTAGCGTTACAAACATTGTGGATCTTTATATTTTAACCAAGTCATATGATAATTCATATAGAAATTATCTTGCAGGTGCAACAACAGAACCAGATGCTCCTACAACTGATAGTCTAAGAGTTGATTTTGGTTCCAGTCTAAATTCCATTAAAACAATCAGCGATGAAATAATTTATCATCCTGTCAAGTATAAAGTTTTGTTTGGTAGCACGGCCGTTGAAAAACTACAGGCACAGTTTAAGGTTGTTAAGAATCCTAATAAAACATTAAACGATAATAATCTAAAGGTAAGAATTGTAAATGCCATAAACGAATTTTTCGCTATAAACAATTGGGACTTTGGAGATAGATTTTATCTAAGTGAATTAACAACATATGTGATAAACTCTGTATCTCCGGATATTACTAATTTTGTTATTTTACCAAGACAACAATCTCAAGCATTTGGAAGCCTGTTTGAAATTCAAAGCAAACCGGATGAAATTTTTGTTAGTGGCGCCACAGTCGATGATATAGAAATAGTGGCAAGCATTACCGCTGCTGAAATCAAGGCTGGTTCAAGTTCAGTAGTGAGTAATACATAATGGCAGATAAAGTTTACCCTAACAGTCAACTACCGATTAGAAAAAGTGAAAACTTTTTACCTAAGACGTTTCAAACAGATACAAACTCAAAGTTTTTATCTGGCGTAGTTGATCCTCTTATACAGCCTGGATCGCTTGATAAACTAAGTGGATATGTTGGTAAGAGATATGGAAAAACATACAAGGGATCTGATGTATATTTAGATACTGATGAGACTCTACGCAGCAGATATCAACTGGAACCGGGAGTAACGGTTGAGCAAGATCAAAAAATTGAAAAGTTCTATGACTATTTAGATTTTAGAAACATTTTAAATTATTTTGGTAACGCCAGCGAAAGAGACGACAAGATAACATACCAGGAACACTACAGTTGGAATCCTCCAATTGACTGGGACAAGTTTGTAAACTATAGAGAATATTATTGGGTTCCAGCAGGACCTCCTTCTATTCCGGTTTATGGACAAACAAAGGATGTTGTTAGCACCTATAAGGTAAACCAAGGACCTTTATCAACATGGGTATTAACACCAGATGGAGTTAGCAGCAATCCAACAATTACTCTGTATAGAGGTCAAAAATATATTTTTGAAGTAAACAGCCCCAAGGAAGGTTTTACTCTTAGAACAAATTATGATACTGGATCTTTAATTTATGATCCGTTGAAAACATATGCGGTAGGAGATCTTGCTGTTTATGATAATAAATTATGGCGTGCAAAAAACGAAGTCATTGCAGGCGACGGTTCGACAATAGATTTAGAAACACAGGATTGGGAACTGGTTGATGACAATGCAACTTCTCAATCATTAAACTATAATGATGGAGTTACGAACAACGGAGTAGAAGTAGGAACACTTACTTTTGAAGTTCCTTTAAATGCACCGGATGCTATATTCTACCAGAGTTCGCTCGATCCTAATAGATTAGGAAGATTTGTAATCGCAGACATTGATTCAAACACCTATATAGATGTTGAAAAAGAAATTATAGGTAAGCAACAGTATAAGAGTGCTAACGGAATAGAACTTTCCAATGGCATGGTGCTAGAATTTAGAGGTGAAGTTGAACCATCAAAGTATGCTACTGATACGTGGTTAGTTGAGGGCGTTGGAAAAGAAATACATCTAATTAGATTTGCTGATTTGGTTCCACCTATTGTAACTTCTGATGTTCCTGAAATATTATTTGATAACGAAGGATTTGACACACAACCTTTTGATGATGCAAGCCAATATCCTGCAATAAAAGATTATGTCACAATTAACAGAAGCAGCAAGGATTCGAATCCATGGAGTAGATATAACCGTTGGTTCCATAGAAGTGTTTTAGAAAATGCTTATCAACTTAGAGATGAAGATTTTGATTCTATAGAAACTGCAAGAGCAAAGCGTCCTATTATAGAATTCCATCCTAATATTAAGTTGTTTGATCACGGAGCAACAGCCAAGACAACTGTTGACTATGTTGACGATTATACAACGGATATTTTTTCAACAATAGAAGGAAGCACGGGATACAGCATTGACGGTGAATTCCTGTTCCAAGGCGCTAGAGTCTTGGTAACGGCAGATACAGACGGCTTAACAAACAATAAAATTTATGTGGTGAATTTTATTAATCAAAATGGTCGCAGACAAATTAACCTAAGAGAAGCAGACGATGCTGAAAGTATAATTGGCGAATGCGTTCTGGTTCGTAGAGGAACTGCGAATGCCGGCAAGATGTATGACTACGATGGAAATAGTTGGAAACGCAGCCAAGAAAAAACAACAGTCAATCAAGAACCTCTCTTTGATGTTTTCGATGACAACGGAATTTCTTTCGCTGATGCTGACACATATCCTGTAAGCACATTTGTTGGTTCTAAAATAATAAGTTATAAGAAAGGTAACAGTGTTGTTGATTCCGAACTAGGATTTAGTCTTTCATACCTAAACATAGATAATGTTGGAGACATTTTATTCAATTGGAACCTTGATGTGGATTCCTTTGTCTATACCGTGAATAGACAGGAACTAACCAAAAATATAAACACAGGTTACATTAAAATTAATGGAGACCTGGATAACGGTTGGAAACAAACTGAAAGAGATTTCCTACAACCTATTATTGATAGTGCAAAAATTCAAACCGAATCTAATTCAGTCACACTAACATCTGTAGACTGGAGCAAATTACCAGACGAGCATAGCATTGTTGTTTATGTAAACTCTGAGAAAACTGAAAGTTACACAAGAGATGCTGGAACGTTTACGTTTGATAACACTTTAGCAGTTGATGATATTGTAACCGTTAAAATTGTAGCAGATGTCAATCCTAATACTGGATATTACGAAATTCCAGTTGGACTTGAAAAGAATCCTTTAAACGAAAACCTAAATGAGTTTACACTAGGTGAAGCATTGGATCATGTTAAGAGCGGTTTAGAATTTGATACTAGATTTACAGGCAATCTTCCTGGAAGATCCAATCTAAGAGATTTATCAAATTTCCAAGAACACAGCAAGAGATTTTTAAAACACAGTGGTATCAGTGCAAGTGCTTTGTCTATTCTTGTAGACAAAGAATATAATATTATTAAAGCATTACAATTTGCTAAAAAACAATATACAATCTTTAAAGATAATTTTCTAAAGAAAGCAATTGAAATTGAATTCGAAGGTAACACTGCAAATTTTGTAGATAAGATAATTGAGGATCTAACAAAAACCAAGAGCATTAATAGTCCGTTTGCTGATTCTGATATGATTGGTAGTGGAGCATTTACTGAGATTACTTATAATGTTGAAGATCCAGGCATCAAGACGTTTACACTAAATGAAAAATTTGATTTAGAAACTCTTAGCAGAAAAGCAGTTTATATCTATTTAAATGATACACAATTGCTTGCAGGAAGAGATTATGAGTTTGATTCAACGTTTGGTTATGTAACAATTAACGCTAGTTTAGTTGAAGGAGATGTTTTATCGATTAGAGAATATGTTTCCACATCGTTCAGCCATATACCACCGACACCTACGTCATTAGGATTATACAAGAAATATACTCCTATGAAATTTATGGATGATACCTATAGAGAGACACAGGAAGTTATTCAAGGACACGATGGTAGCATTATAATTGCCTATGGCGACTTTAGAGATGATTTATTATTAGAACTTGAATACAGAATCTATAATAACATCAAGAACGAATATGATCATGAAGTATTTGACATTGATAATAGTCTAGGTGGATATTATGGTAATGCATTGTTTACAAAAGAAGAATTTGATAGCGTTACCAATCAAGAATTTTTAAGATGGGTAGCAAACACAAACCTTTCATACACTCTTAACGAATACTTTGTTGATGGCGAACCATTTACATATACCTATTCGCAAATGGCAGATCCAACCAAGTCTGAAAATTTACCAGGATGGTGGAGAGGAGTTTATAAGTATTTTTACGATACAGATAGACCACATCGCTGTCCATGGGAAATGCTTGGGTTTAGTGAAAAGCCTACGTGGTGGGAAGAAGAATATGGTCCAGCACCATATACTAGCGGTAACTTAATTTTATGGGAAGACATCAGAGATGGTTATGTGAGAGGAGGTCCAAATCCAGGACCGGTCAAACGATATGCAAGGTCTTCAATACTAAACCATATACCGGTTGATTGTGACGGAAATCTTTTAAGTCCATTGGATAGTGGTATTGCTACAAACTTTACCCTTATAAACAATAAGGGAAGTTTTAAACTTGGCGATGTATCACCTGCTGAATATGCCTATAGATCAAGCAGCGAGTTTCCTTTTGTTACAACAATTGCTCTTTGTTTATTAAGACCATTTGAATTTATAATTGCCAACTTTGATAAGGCAAAAACAAAACGTAATGCAGTCAATCAAATAGTTGATAATGTTACGAATAATTTCTTAAGAACAACTGACTTAAAATTACCAGTTGCCGGAGAAACATTAACTAGCGGTTTAGGATTTTATCTTTCAGCACTTTCAAAATCATCAGGAAAGACAGTTTCCGATGCACAGGCAATGTTGGATAATATAAATGTTAAATTATCAAACAGGCTATCTGGATTCGTTGATAAGGAACAGCAAAAATATTTACTAGATTCCAAGAACCCTAGTTCTTCGAGTAGCAGTATTTTTATTCCTAGCGAAAACTTTGATATCATCTTTAATGTAAGTGCTCCTATTCTCAGCATTGCATACAGTGGCGTAATATTTGAAAAGTCTGAAGGCGGCTGGGTAGTAAATGGATATGATGATGTAAATCCTTACTTTAACTATTTCAATGCCATTCCTAATCAAAAGGATCCTGTCATTAGCGTTGGCGGTGTCAGTGAAACTTTTGTAGTCTGGAGTGCCAACCAAAGATATAATAATGGCTCCATAATTGAATATAGAAATGATTATTATAGAGCAACTTCAACACACACTAGTGATACAACTTTTGATAAAAGTTATTGGCAAAAACTACCTCAACTGCCGGTTAAGAATGCGGTTGAAGCACAGAGAAGAAGAAACTTTAACAAAACATCTATCAGACAAATAAGTTACGGAACCAAGTTAACCAGCGTTCAGGATGTTGTAGATTTCTTGTTAGGTTATCAGGCTTATCTTGAAGCACTTGGATTTAAATTTGAAAACTACAATAGAGAAAATCAAGTAGTCCAGGATTGGGTAACAGCAAGTAAAGAATTTATGTTCTGGACAAGACAGAACTGGGCAGTAGGATCATTGATTACACTGAGTCCTGGTGCGGAAAAATTAACCGTGACAACACCTGTCGGTGTTGTTGATAATCTGCTTAATAGTTTTTATGAATATAACATTCTTAAGGATAATGGTGAACCATTAGATCCTAAGAATATTGATGTAACTAGAGATTTCCAAACATTTACTATTAACACAGTTAACACGACACAGGGCATATATTATCTTAAGATGAATTATGTTCTGAAAGAACATGTAACGGTGTTTGATGACAGAACAGTTTTCAATGATGTTATCTTTGACAAGAAAACAGGTTATAGACAAGAAAGAATTAAAAGTATAGGGTTTAGAACAGTAGACTGGGATGGAGATTATACAAGTCCGGGTTTCTTGTTTGATAATGTAAACATAGCATCATGGCAGCCTTATAAGGATTATAGACTTGGTGATATTGTTTCCTATAAATCATACAATTATACAAGCATTAAGAATCATACCAGCGGACAGGAATTTAATAATGACAGTTGGACATTACTAGATTCCACACCCGAAAAACAATTAATTCCTAACTATGATTATAGAATTAATCAGATGGAAGATTACTTTGATGTTATGTCGCAGGGTCTTGGACAGAGTCAAAGAGAACTAGCAAGACACACCATTGGATATCAAACAAGAGAATATCTACAGAATCTAGCAGAAGATGATACAACACAATTTAGATTGTATCAGGGATTTGTTAGAGAAAAAGGAACATCAAATTCTATCGTCAAGTTATTTGGCAAGGTTGGGCGTTCAAGAAATCAAAGCGTAGAATTAAAAGAAGAATGGGCGTTTAAACTGGGCGAGTTTGGCGGAAGTGATCAGTCTAAGAATATTGAATTAAATTTAAAAACTGATGAATTTGAATTGAATCCTCAGCCCATACTTGTGGTATCAGATAAACAGGGCGATTATCTTGATAGATACTACAGACTAGATCAAGCAGATTTTAATTTTGCTCCTATTCCTTATACGACTGCTATTAATAAAGTTTCTTATGATAGTCTTCCTGTCAAGACAGCAGGATATGTCAAGATAGGACAAACAGAGCATACTGTTAAAACTAGAGACGACATCCTTAATATTAACATAGATGATTTTTCCAATAATGATCATGTATGGATTACTTTTGACAATCAGTCATGGACAGTATTAAGAGGAAATTATTATTATGATCTTCCTATAGTCCATGCAGAATCAGATGGAACAACAGTAACAATTACATTTAATAAAAGACACAACCTATCAGTTGATGATATAATTGGTGTTAACATTGATGGTATAAAAGGATTCCATAAGGTTACTTCTATAATTTCAGGAACTGGAGACGGTAGTTCTTATAGCAGAGAGTTTGGTTTACAGTTTGAAGTTGATGAAGCACCCAATCTTGAATTTGAATCAAGTAGTTTAACATATCCTATGCTTTTCACAACAGCGAGATTTGATGATTATAATTCAATGGATGTGGAAAAAGTTGCACTTCTTGAAAAAGGATCAAAACTCTTTGTTGATAAAAATAATGATCAGCAATGGGAAGTTGTTGAAAAGAAAAAACAGTATGATCCAAAATTAATAGAATCGTTTGGAGTCTCTGTTCCTTCAAGAACTGGTTATAAAGTTTTATATGCTTCTGCACAAAAACAAAGCATTGTTTCAATACCAGGAAGCGAAAGAGTAGTTTGTTACTTTGAAACAAATACCGGGTTGTCAACAAAACAAATACTAGAACCACTCAGTGGGTTTGTTGATTTTGTAAAAGGAACATTTGGTGAGGAACTTGCACTAAGTCCTGATAACAAGTGGTTGGCAATTGGTTCACCTCGTGCAAGCGGAATCACAAGTAATTACAAAGGAACATTCCAGCCTAATGCAAATTATGCGGCTAATGATATTGTGTTGTATGCCGGAACTTTATGGAAAGCAAACAAATCAATAGTGGGAGATGGAAGCACGATAAATGTTTACTCTGAAGATTGGGTTGAAGTTAATAACATAGAAGCACTGGAAACTGGATCAAGTGATGGCTTTGAAGAGCAGGGAATGATCGATTTGTATGAATACTCTGCTCAACAGTGGAACTATCATGGAAGTTTTGTAAGTCCAAGACCAGACTCTGATAAATTGTTTGGTTCCAAGATTGCATTGGCACTAGATGGAACAAAATACAGCATGGTGGTTACATCACCAGGAACGAATAATAACAAGGGCAGAGCATACATCTATGAATATGATTCCACAACACTTGAATGGAATCTAATAAACAATAACAATTTCAGAGGAGTCTACGAGCCAGGCGGTATGATTGATGCCGTTGACATACTTGTTGGTAGAACCTACACAATAAGTTATGTTGGAACAACCAACTTCATGGAAATGGGTGCAAACTCAAATACAATAGGAATTGAATTTGTAGCAACTGAATCAGGATCGGGTGATGGTGTTGTTACACAGAATACATTCTATCCCAAAGGAAGTGTTGTATACCATGAAGGTTATTTGTGGGAAGCATTGGCAGATAATGCGGGCGATGGAAGTTCAATAACACTGGAATCAAATGACTGGATTAGATTAGACGAAATCAATACATCATCAAGCCTACCACAGAGCGTTGCATTGGTTGACGACGGTTCCACCCTAGCAGGCGGAATTTTAAGTCCAACACAACTTGCTGAATTAATAAGTGAGGGTGATAAGTTCGGTGGCTCACTGGCAATGGATTATACGGGTAACACTTTAATTATAGGTGCATCGGAAGCAGACGGACAATACTTCTCGAACTACAGAGGTTTGTGGCAAGCAAACTTTGAGTATTCAGCAGGCGATACAGTAAAATTTGAGGATGGTTATTATCAGTTGGTCAATGAAGGCGATGATGCAGTTGCTGATGGTAGCACACTTAGAAGTTATAACCAAAGACCGGAAAATGGTCTTCCTTGGATTAGCGTTGGAGATAGTTCTTCAGATGCTGTTGGAAAAGTTTTTGTTTATCAGAAGAATGATAGCGGAATATACAAATTAATACAAACAATTACTACAGAATCTCTACAAGAGTTTAATGATATCGGCACAGCCGAAGCAATTAGTAGCGGTGATTTATTTGGTTATGCTCTAGACATAGATTATGCAGGAAACACTTTGGTCGTAACCAGTCCAAAAGCAGATAAAAACTTCCAGAATCAAGGAAGTGCCTATGTGTTTAAGTTTGAATCGGATTCCACATTCACAGGATTTAGACTAAAACAAAAGATAGAAAGTTATGCTAGGTATCCAAACGAATACTTTGGTCAGAGCATTTGTATTTCAGATGATACCAGTAGAATAGTTGTAGGTGCTAGTAACAGTCCTTACTCTCTGCCAATTAGATTTGATGGATCTCAAACACAATTTGATCAAGGAAGCACTTCATTCAAGACACTGGATGGATATTCAGGTGCAGTTTATGTGTTTGAAAGAAAACAGGATAGATACTTCCTTGCTGAAAAATTAGAAGATGATCTATCACTGAACGAATCGTTCGGACACAGCATTTCTTGCACATCGGATCTTGTATTGGTGGGTTCACCTAATTACATAACTCCTGCTCCTCACAACGAAACACTTGCTTATGACGGAGACAAAACTGGTATGGCTAGACTGTTCAAGAAACAGACAGGCATAAACAGTTTAGAAAGAATAGGAATTCAACCACAGACAGTGGACATTGAAAATATCAAGAGAATTGCACTGTATGATAAGGGCAGTGATGTAAAAATTCAAGATATTGAAATGGTTGATCCTGCCAAGATGAAAATCTTAGCATCTGCGGAAAGAAATATTTCCTTTAAGACTCCGTATGATCCTGCCGTGTATACACTAGGAACGGAAGATGTTGTTGTTGACGATTCAATTGCTTGGTATAAAAAGAATGTAGGAAAACTTTGGTGGAACCTTTCAACAGCCAAGTGGATTAATTATGAACAGGGAGATACATCCTACAGATCAGCAAACTGGGGTAGACAGGCAGAAGGTTCAAGCATAGATGTTTACGAATGGGTTGAATCAAAATTATTACCTAGCGAATGGGCATCGGTTGCAGATACTAACGAAGGACTCAGATTAGGAATTTCAGGACAACCTTTATATCCTGATGATACTGTATACTCGGAAAAACAACTTTTAAATGTTAACACTGGCGAAGTTACAGAAACATTATACTACTATTGGGTAGTTGGAAAGACGACCGTTCCTAGCAATGTGTTAGGAAGAACAGTTTCAGCAGCAGAAGTTGCAACAACAATTAGTGATCCAAGTTCGGTTGGAAATACATTTGTTGCTCTTGCTGATAGCAACAAAATTATTTTTTACAATTATAGAAATATTGTTTCTTCGGATGAAACAATACTTAATATTGAATATTATACAAACTCTGCCGCCAAGAATGCAATACACAATGAATATCAGTTGTTAACCGAAGGTGTTGCTGATAGTGTTCCTGCGGATAAACTTGAAAGAAAATGGATTGACAGTTTGGTAGGGTATGATAAGGAAGGTAATAGAGTTCCTGATCCTAACTTACCTGATAAACAAAAATATGGTATTTCGTTTAGACCTAAACAGAGCATGTTTGAAAATAGAAAACAGATACTCGGTCAATCAATCCAACACGTAAATGAAATATTAATCAAGGAACCGTTTGCAGATTTTATAAACTTTGAATATTTAAATCTGCTAGATGAACAGCCTGATGAAAGTCTATATCTTTATGACGTGAAGGTTACAAATTATATCGATCTAGAAACAGTAGGAACGGTTAGAGTTAAGAAAGCAGAACTTACACCAAACATCATTGATAATGAAATAAGTTCAATTAATATTGTTGATCCTGGTTTTGGTTATAGACCACAACAATTGTTCAATCAAGAAGTTGCTGGAGTATATCAAGGACCAAGCGTTACAATCGATGGTGACGGTGTTGGTGCAGAAGCAGTTACACACATCGACGGCCAAGGAAGAATAGTTGCTGTTGTGGTTACAAACCCGGGTGAAAAATACACCTATGCAAATGTAACTGTAAGAAACTTCAGCGTGTTGGTAGAAACTGATTCCACAGCAAATAACTATTGGTCAATATATGCCTGGGATGATGTAAGAAAAACATTCTTTAGAAGTGCTTCACAAGGATTTGATACTACCAAATATTGGTCATACGATGATTGGTGGAAAGAAGGTTATTCAAATACTTCAAGAATAATTACTGAAATATTAGAAGTATCACAAGAACCTACGCTTACAGTAGAAGTTGGTGACCTAATTAGAATCAAGGAATACGGCGCAGGTGGCTGGGCAGTCTTTGAAAAAACTAGCGATACATCAACAGTTCTTCTTGACAATTATCAACTAGTTGGTAGACAGAATGGAACAATTCAATTATCCGAAACACTTTATAATATTAATGTTTCGGGTGTAGGATTTGATAATTTACAATCTTTCGATACAGGATTATATGATTTAGAACCCACACAGGAATTAAGAAATATATTAAAAGCAGTTAAGGAAAATATTTTCATCGGTGATTATCAAGTCGAATGGAACAAATTATTCTTTAGTTCTGTAAGATATGTATTCCACGAACAGGCATATGTGGATTGGGCTTTCAAGACCAGTTTCCTAAATGCAACACACAATGTTGGTGAACTGGAGCAACCTGTAAACTATAGAAATGATAATCTTGATAGTTATAACAGTTACATAGATGAAGTAAAACCTTACAGAACAACGGTAAGAGAATACGTAAGCAGATATAACAAACAAGACACCAATGGTGCTGCAACAACTGACTTTGATTTACCGAGTGTATATTCGCAAGAACAAGGAAAGATAGTTACAGTAAATGAACAGAGCACAGAAATAACTTCTTATCCTTACAAGTGGTGGCTGGATAACAAAGGATATTCCATTGTAGATATTGACATAGCAGACGGTGGTGCAGACTACACAAGTCCGCCTAGCGTTGTTATTGAAGGTAATGGAACCGGAGCAAAAGCACAGGCTTATATTTCGAGCGGCAAGGTAGTAGGAATAACTGTTACTAACAAAGGACAAGGTTATACAATCACTCCTACAATTTCTTTGGTAGGTGGTAATGGTAGTTCAACCAGCAAGGCTAGAGCAGTTGCAATACTAGGTGATAGCAAAGCAAGAACAATTCAAGTTGGTGTTAAATTTGATAGAATAAACAAAGAAGGACTGTATCAAAACTTTGATGATAGCCAAACATTTACGGCATCTGGTTCTTCTTCCGTGTTTGATTTAAAATATGCTCCGACTAGAGATAAAAACAAAATTTCAATTAAGAAAAACGGTCAATTGGTTTTAGGCAGTGAATACAGTATTTCCTTGTATAGATCAACTGTCGACACCTTTGCTTTATTAAAAGGCAAGATAGTGTTTGAACAGGCTCCTGCCTTGGGAGATGTCATTGAAATAACATATGAAAAGAATGACGAGTTATTTGATAGTGTTAACAGAATTAGCAAATACTACAGTCCTACCAGTGGAATGAAAGGAACTGATCTTGATCAGTTAATGACAGGTATAGATTATGGTGGTGTTCAGATCCAAGGAACAACTTTTGACGTAACAGGAGGCTGGGATGCCCTACCATGGTTTACTGATAGTTGGGATAGCGTAGAAGCGAGTTCGGATTATTACCATGTGTGTGACGGAAGCACAAACTTTGTTACATTACCTTATACTCCGGCAGATGGACAGGAAATTAACATTTATCTAAAGAGAGCAGGCGAAGCAATTCTACCAAGCATTGATGACCTACAATATTCAGACCAGGTTGCAGATCCTCCTATCATAAGAATTGATGATCCATATTTCCTTGCAGGAAACGATTCATCAACGTCCGCAAATCCAAATGCAGAAATGCCTACATTCTATGGAGACGGTAGCACAAATTCTGTTGAAATAGGTCAGTATATTACAACCAATCCTGGAGATATATTAGTATTCAGACCTGTCGAGAGCGATGGTGCTGTAACAATTACTGATCCTAATATTGTTGATACTAACCTAAGTGGTGGAACGCTGTCAGCAATGGACGGTGCGTATGCTACTGCCACTGGTATAACAGCAGAAGAAATTAAAATTGAAGGCGGAAGATTTATTGGACCAGAAGAAGTTCCTGCACCAGAAGAAAATATTCCAGGACAGATACTTGATGGATTAAGCATAAAGGTATTCCAATCAACCACTAGTGGTGCTGCACCAGTTCAATCTCGTGTATTCAAGACTGATGGAAGCACAACTACTTTTGATATAGGTCAGAAAATTTATGAAACTAAATCCACAATAGTTTATGTTGACGGGTTGAAAAAAGAACTTGACACGGATTATACTGTTAGCGTAAAAGATAGCACGGTAACATTTTTAACTGAACCTGTTGTTGACAGTGTGGTTGAAATAATTTCAATCGGCATTGGCGGTATTGCAATACTTGATTATCAAGAATTTATTGCCGACGGTGATACTAATCTTTTCTTAACAAATGCAAATTATAATGATACAACAAATGTGTTTACGACCATTGATGGAATAGAAACAGATTCTGTGTTTACCAATAGCACGGGAGTGGTTGATACAGTCGGAAGATCATTGGTGCAGTTTGGTGCAACACCTAGTGCTAATTCTGTAATCAAAATAATCGCACTTGGCGCATCAACTGATGTTGATTCTAGTTTGCTTTCATTGGTAAGAGTAAACAATCAAACAATAATACATGATGGTAGCACTCGCAGTTATGATCTTGATAACTTTGTTTCGTTAGAAAGAGAAAGTGCAATATCCAGCATGGTAGTTGACGTTAATGGAACTAAACTGATCGGTGTTGACACGGTGTATGCAGTGTATGACGGAACAACAAAAGATTTTACTCTTGGTGTTGATCCGGAAGAAGCACCAGGCGCAATCCTATCTGCAAATATTAGCGTTTTCATTAACGGTGAAAGAAAAACATTTATTTCTGATTATGTTTATAACGGAACAACAAAAGTATTGACCATTGAAGCGGATCTAACAGTAGGTGATACTATTAAGATTGAAAATAATCTAAGAAGCGAATATTCAATTGTCGGAGGTAACCTAGTAATAGATTCCGCAGTTACACTTAATCCAGGCGATGAGATAAACGTTGTATGGTTAAGTGAATATCCTTCAATGCAGATGGTAACTGACAGAGAAACAGGTGGCAAGGTAGTTTATGAATTACCATTCATTCCGCTTTCGGTCAGTTATGTTTGGGTATACAAAAATGGCATCAAGCAAATTCAGGATGTGGATTATTACATCTCATTACCAAGGGGTGTTATCTATCTCAACGAGGATACTACAGAATCTGATACAATTACCATAGTAACATTTGGATCGTCTATATTTAGATTACCTAGCGCCTTTGAAATTAACAAGGACATGCTAAACGTTTATAGATACAATAGATATTCTAGATCAGCAGAAGTTACATTGGCTAATGCATTAAATTACTATGACACAGAAATTACGGTTACTGATGCAAGCGATTTATTCCAACCAATTTCTAGTAGAAACATACCAGGCGCTATTATAATTAACAGCGAAAGAATAGAATACATGCAGAAGAATGGCAATGTTCTTAGCCAACTAAGAAGAGGAGTTCATGGAACTGCAATCAAGGAAGTTCACTCTGCGGGATCTAGTGTGATTAATATTGGTCCTGAGGAAAATTTACCTTATGCTGAGGAGCAACAAAGAACAGATTTTGTTAGCGATGGCAGTAGTTTGCTTATAGGACCATTGGAATTTACTCCTACGCAGAACACTTCATCTACATGGTCAGCAACAACCATTCCAGCAGAATATGGTAGATGCGATACTATTGAAGTATTTGTTGCAGGACGCAGATTAAGAAAAACACCATTAACTGTGTTTGATGAAACTTTAGGGCCTACCAGTCCTAGCGGAGATAAGGAAATTGAAGCAGAATTTTCAGTGGATGGAGTGAATCCATACGTAAGATTAACAACACCAGTGTCTGCAGGCACACGTATAACGGTTATTAAGCGTGTTGGCCAAACATGGTATGATAAAGGAGAAACAACGGTAACTACAGGTGCTACTTTGCTTGAAAATGCTACGCCAATTAGCAAGTTCATTGCTGCAAAGACAACTGGTTTACCTGAATAAATACACTATGAAAACCGAAGAGAAAAATATGCCAAACGATAAAGATAATCTAGATTCGAACAAGCCTGCCGTTAACGAAACGGGTGGGTTTCATTTTGAAGGACATATTAAGATTTTTGATCCACAAAATGGAGAAGTTTTTGTGGACAAGCGTAATGCAATTCACTACGAAAATATGAGTGTTGCAATGGTTAACAGCCTTTCAAACCAAGGGCTAGGAACCATATATGAAATGGCACTAGGAAGCGGTGGAACTACCGTAGATCCTACAGGCTTAATTACATATCTAACACCAAACACTGTGGGAATAAACAGCAGTCTTTACAATCAAACTTACACAAAGGTAGTTGATCAAAATGCTGTTACGAATACTGATCCTACTAGAAATAAAATGGAAATTAGGCATGTCAGCGGTGCAACCTATAGTGATATTGTTGTAAGTTGTTTGCTTGATTATGGTGAACCGGACGGTCAAGAAGCATTTGATAATAGCGTAAATCTAGATGGCAATTTTGTTTTTGACGAGTTGGGATTAAAATCATATGATCCTAACGGCAGTGGTAAGTTATTAACTCATGTAATTTTCACCCAGTTCAAAAATCTCTTAATAGGCTACTACAGATAGATTACACAATTCGAGTTCAAAGTTTAACTGGTTTTAACGAGGTATAATAGATGCCATATATTGTAAATTTTACAGACAAAGAAAATAAAAGTCCAATTACGGTTTTCGATAATACTTCTAGCCAGGACACAAGTTTAACATTTCCTGGACGTAATGTTACAGGATATGGACAAATTATTGCAGAAAACTTTTTATCGCTGCTAGAAAATTTTGCATCAGCAACACAACCAGTCAATCCAGTCGAAGGACAGTTATGGTATGATACGACCAATGGAGTATTACAACTTTTTGATAATACAAACTGGAAGGCAGCATCTAACATACAAAAATCTCCGACTGAACCTAGTGTTGAGGATTCGAAGGTCGGCGAATTATGGGTTGATACAACAAATCAACAATTAAGAATTTATACAGGAACTAGATGGTTATTGGTAGGACCTACTGAAAGTGCTATCGATGGTTTAAGATATGGTCCAGCAGTTGAAAAGATTATTGATCAGGATAACCTTGATAAAAATGTTTTAATTTTATACATTGCAGACCAACCAGTTGTAATTGTATCCAAGGATACATTTACTCCTAAGATTAATATTACAGGTTTTGAAAGAATACAATCTGGTATCAATGTAGCAACTCCAGCAAACGATGACGAAGCATTAGAGTTTGCAAGCATCTTCTTAGGAGGCAACCTACCTAAACTAATAGGAACTGCAAAGAATGCTGATGCACTTAATGTCGGCGGTGTTGAAGTTTCAGCAGGAAAGTTTCTTAGAAGTGATAAACTTAACACAACTGAGTTTGGTTTAAACGTAAGAAATAATTCGGGTATGATAATTGGAATAGATGGAAACTTCCAATTAACAACTTCTTCCACAGCAGCAAAAGTTTATAACTCAGCAGCAGGTAGTTCATTAGATTTACAAATTAATAGAAATGGTGTTCCAAGCACCATTCTAAGAGTGTTGGACGATAGAGTAGGTATTAATGTTGCTGCTCCTGATGCAGAATTAGATGTTGATGGAGACATACAGTTATCAGGAACACTTTTAGTAAACAACACAAATGAATCAATTAACCTTTCAACGGGAAGTTTACAGACCGCAGGCGGTGTGGCAATTAACAAAAACCTTAAGATAGGAACCACACTTGATGTTTCAGGATTAACAACTCTTACAAATGCTGTTCCTTTGGGCAGTGATACATATGATTTAGGAACCACTTCAAGAAGATGGAATAGTGTTATAGCGAAGAAAGTTATAGCAGATGAAATCGAAGGAACAATTTCTGGTAACATTACGGGTAATGCTAACACGGCAACAAACCTAAAGAATGTAACAAGTTTTTCAATGTCAGGAGACGTTGTTGCTCCGGCTATACAATTTGATGGACAGGTAGGTAGTTATTCAAAAGTATTTTCTACTTCACTTACCGCTAACATTATTAAGAGTAAGTCTCAACCAACGCCCAACGTATCTGCAAAAGAAGATCAAATATTGGTATATAGACCATCAGCAGAAGCAGGTGGCTCATCAGGATTATTAAAACAGGATAGAAATACATTTGTTGGAGACCTAGGAGTTCCAATCGGCGGTATTATACCTTATGCAGGTTCAACTGCACCTTATGGTTATCTACTTTGCGATGGCGGTGAAGTTGAAATAGCAAAATTCCAAACATTATACGATGTCATTGGAACAACATATAATGGTAGTGCTGCACTGAATGGTTCAGGAACGTTTAGAGTTCCAGATCTAAGAGGTAGATTTGCACTAGGTAAGCACAACATGGACAACAATATTAACGTGCCAAATGCGTTAGGTGGATTTGTAGATAACGGTGGCGGCACACCTAGTCCTGCAAGAGTAGAAGGAACTGAACCTGAAACTTTAGCAGCATCGAGTGGTAGCAGCAAGGTTTCATTAACACTTTCTAACTTGCCTGATCACAGCCACACTTTACAGGCTGATGGACAGCAGTTCTATGTTACTAGAAATGACACGGCACCAACAGTTTCTTCAATTCCAGGTAGAGGACCAAATAACCCAGGCGAATCACAGTATTTGTCAGACAGTGGACCAGTTAAGAAGCCAACAGGCGTTACTCTTGGATCTGCTGTTGGTATTATGAATCCATACTTAACATTAAATTATATAATTAGATCTGGACCACCAGCATTTGAAACGATAGGAACATAAGATGGCATATCAGATAAACAAAACCGATGGAACAATTGTAGCAACAGTTGCAGATGGACAGGTTGATAATCTGTCAACTGATATTACTCTTATTGGTAAAAATTACAGTGGCTTTGGTGAAGCACTAAATGAAAACTTTATCAAACTATTAGAAAACTTTTCAAGCACCACACAACCAGAACATCCTGTAAAAGGTCAAATTTGGTTTGACGCAACGGAAAATAAATTAAAAGTATACAGCGGAACAGCATTTGTTCCTGTGAGTTCAGCAACAATTGCAAACACACAACCAACTACACTTGGTGTTGGCGACCTTTGGTTCAACGAAAATGCCAAACAGTTATATTTTTATGACGGAACAGAAACAATATTGCTTGGACCTGACTATTCTGAACAACAGGGCGTTAGTGGTTTAAAAGTTTCCAGCATATTGGATACACTTAACCAGACTCGTGTTATTACTTCATTATACAATAACGGTGTTCTACTAGGAATATTTGCAAAAGACTCCTTCACACCAAAGAATGCAATAGAAGGATTCAGTGGTAGCATTGAACCAGGTTTCAATCAAGGAACACTTGCAGGAATAAAGTTTGATGTAACGGCAACAAATGCAGAACAGTTGGGTGGTATTGATGCAACAACATATGCGAGAAGAGATACTTCCAACTCATTTACAGGACAGGTTAGGGTAAACAGCAACTTGGGAATAGTATTTGGTTCAGGTGACCAAGGTAACCTCACAGTTGATGGTAACAGTAACGTATTCTTTTCAAATGCTGCTTCCGATAAGGAACTAACAATTAACGTTAGAAAGGGAATTGTCCAGGAAGATGCCATAGTAATTGATGCTGCAAGCAGAGCAATTGGTCTTTATGAAAGTTTTACATCAAGTTCGGTCACAGTAGGCGGAGACTTTGAAGTAAAAGGAGATACCGTAATTAGAGGAACGCTTACGATTAACGATGGCGATCTTCTAGTAGAAAATACACAAAACCTAGTTGTAGAAAACAAGAACATCATCCTAGCAGAAACGGGTAATGCTGCTACCAACTCTGATACAATATCAGATGGCGGTGGAATTATTCTTAAAGGTCCTGCAGGAAATGTTGATCACGTATTACTTTGGTCAAACCTAGGTATTGCGGCAGATTCGAGAACACCTGCGCTGGCAGCACAGGCTTGGACAAGTTCGGAACACATAAATCTTGCAACTGGTAAGGAATTTAAAATTGACGGTGTAACGGTTCTAAGTGGATCTGCACTAGGAACGGGAATTACAAGCATTCCTGGTGTTACATCTTTCGGAACACAAAACGTTGTTAACATAGGTTCAACACCTCCGACATCGGACATGAAGTTGGAAGTTGACAGCGGAAGTAGCAATCCTAGAATTACAACGCTGCTAGCCAACTCGGATCTAGAATTAGCACCGGACGGAACGGGTAATATTGCACTTATAGGTAGTCCTAAGATTACAGGAATGCTAGATCCTACGGACGCACAGGATGCTGCAACAAAAGAATATGTTGATAATGTTGTTGAAACAAGAAGTTTAGCATTTTCGATGGACTTAACTGACGGTAAACCAAACAGTTATATTGCAAATACCATTTTAGCAGATCTTGCACCCGTGGCAGACTACAGAAATGGAACTATAGCAAGAATACTTTGCACGGTTGTTTCAAACTCTACGGTAAATTTAGACATTAATCCTTTGATTAGTGATCCAACAGCAGAATTTAATACGCCAACTGGAACTGCATATGCGGTAACTAATGTTTCCATTAGCACTGCAACTGTTCCGGCAGCAACTATAACAACAACTAGAGTTATTAAGGTATTCCAGTTGCTTGCAGGCACATGGACATACGTATCAGAATCGGTATTACCATAAGGAAATTGAGGAGCGTAAATGGCATATGTAATTAATAAGAGCGATGGAACAGCGTTTGTAACGCTCGAAGACGCAACAGTTGATAATTCTACAAGTATTACACTCGTAGGAAGAAACTATGTCGGATACGGCGAAGCGCAAAACGAGAATTTTCTATTTCTATTAGAAAATTTTGCCCACGAAATTGCACCAGTAAAACCAATCATCGGACAGTTGTGGTATGATAAGACTCTAAGTGTTATCAAGGTCTATGATGGAACAAATTGGGTGGCTCTTGGAGCAGCAACATATTCTGCTGATGCACCATCTAACCCAGGAACAGGATCTTTTTGGTTTAAATCAAGTTCAAATGTTCTGTATACCTACAATGGAACTGATTGGGTATTGGTAGGTCCAGAAACAGCAGAAGGTTTCGCAACAACAAGAGCAGTAAGCACAACACTATTTTCAAGCACAGGAATAAATCATGCCGTTATACAATTAACGGTTGACGGAACTGTGGTTGGTATTATTTCAAATGCTACATTTACTATAAATTCATCCAATCCAGTTGCTGGATTTAGTGATCTAGAAGCAGGATTAAACATTAGCAGCGGAATGTTCTTGAACGGAAATGTAAAGGGTAATTCTAGCACTGCTACTGTATTAGAAAATTTAAGAACAATTAATGGTGTAGGCTTTAATGGATCTCAGGATATTACAATTAAGGCGTCTACTACAAATAAATTAGAATCAGGTGATTATATTACCGGAAGTGATTTTGATGGTAGT